GGTATCTAGCAGATCGTGCAACAAGCGTAAAAGTATTAGACGAGACATTTGACGCTGCTGAATATAAAACTAGACATTTAGTATGCTTTGAACTAGAACCTAAGTACGAAACATACTACTTACTCAAGTATCATGGTTGACAAACTTGTCATTTGGCTATATAGTAGTAACATAAAACAGTAGATAGGAGAAGGCATATGGCAATATCGGGCATTAAAATTCCAAAGAAGAAAGCACGAGCAGCAGTACACGTTAAGCGTGGCGCAAGGATTAGTGAACCGTCATGGGATGGTTGCTTAGATTGGGCAGGTGAAGTGTATCACACATTCCGTAGAAATACTAGTATGTTTTACTATCAAAACTATAAGCCTGCAGACCTGTATCCTGGTATTTTTAAATGGATGGAAGAAATTGGCGAGTATAGCGCAGAAGATATCACTAGTGCAAAAAGTGCTCCGACTAGTGCATTAAGTGTTACTGCTGGCATTTATTCTAGAATGATGCTAAACGGTATGCCTGACACTAATCCTAAGCATGATGCACATTGGGCAAAGATGCCTGGCTGTTCAGGAGATACTGTTACTCCGGTGAGTGTGTTTATTCATAAACAGATTAAAATTAGTATTCGCGAAGGTGCAAAGGTAGTAGAAGTTAAAACTGCTGAAGAAAAAGATACAAGGAACGTACATGTTCCTACTATACAAGAACGCATACGCGACCAAGCATTACTACAAAGTGAAGCAATTGACGAATGGTTAGATGGTTGGTTTACTGATCGTAAGAAATTTGATCCAAAGGGGTTTGACTTTAAAGCACACTTTAGTAAGTCAGGTGTTACACAAGCACATGCACGTAAGATTAGAACTTTCTTTGAAAATGAGATTGCTGACTTTAAAGACCTAGAGCACATGCCTACTGCTGGCAAGCTAAAGAAGATGAGTGAGTTTGAACAAGATCAGTGGGCACAACTTAAAGAAGGCTATGCAAATCTTAAGAAAGCAGAAATTAAGATGTTTGTGAGTGCTATTGAAGGATTACTAGATGCACTTGAGTTTGTTGTTGACAGTGCTAAAGCAACTAGGGCGCCGCGCAAAGCTAAGCCTAAGAGTGCTACTAAACTTGTAGAGAAGTTAAAGTATCTTAAGACTGACGACAAGTATAAGATTGCTAGTGTGCAACCAGATCAAATTGTTGGTGCAAACGAGCTTTGGGTATTTAATACTAAAACACGTAAACTAGGAAAGTATGTTGCTACGAATATTGATCCAAAAGGTATGGGTCGCCCAGGTAGTGGACTTAGTGTTAAAGGCACAACGATTATTGGATTTAACGAAGAACAAAGTATTCAGAGGACATTACGTAAACCAGAAGAGCAACTTAAAGCGTTTAAGAGTGCAGGTAAGGTTGCATTGCGTAAGTTCTTAGATGAAATTCCAACTATTGATACAAAACTCAATGGTCGATGTAATTCCGATACGATACTTCTAAAGGTAGTCTGATAAATACTGTATAATATACAGGAAACCAAGATGACTGACATTAGAAATACATTAGACTCTTTAGCAACTGCTTTGGAAGCAATAGCAAACGCTCCTGCTCCAAAGCCTCATATAGCTGATAGATCGTTAAGCGGCAATAAAATAACAGGCGGGAAGATTAGTCAATTTTCTAGTGTAGGCATTAAAGACAATGCCACATACGCTGAAGCACAAGTACTGTTTATTGAAAATGATAGGATTGTTGTTCCGGCTATACAATCACCTGTTATTAAAAATGCACTAACAGTCGAAGGAAGCTTAACTGTACAAGGCGAAATTACAGCAACTAGATTACACGTAGATGAAATTAGTGCAGACGTAAGAAACGAACGAACAACTCCTTTAGAGTTCCAAGCAGAAAACGGTAGTGTTGCTAACAAAGGTCTAATTTGGACTGGGCAAAATAATACAAAACAATTAACAATGCAACTTAACCCTGATAGATTATTTTCAAGTGAAACTATTGATATCTCAAGAGATGCTGAATACAAAATTGGCAATCAAACAGTATTAAGTGCAGACAGCTTAGGATTGGGCATTGTAAATAGTAATCTACGCTCAGTTGGTACACTGCGCAGTTTAGCAGTAGACGGTGCGTTTACTGTAGATAACTTTATGCACTATGATCCAAACTCAATGCGATTAGGACTAGGTACATTAGAGCCTAATGGTGCAATGAGTATTAAAAGTTTAGAACACGAGTTTATTGTAGATTATACAGATGACCTGCGCTTTAAATTAGGTACATGGACAACAAGCGGATTTGATATTGTTACAGACGATACAAATAGATTAAGTTTTTCTCCTACTGGTGACATTACTGTACATTCAAAAACTGTATTTGATAATAAAGTTGGTATTGGAGTTAAAAACTTTGGTACAGATGTTGATCTCACTGTAGCTGGTCCAATACGTTTTCAAAATAAAAAACAAGAAGTAGGCTCAGCAGAACCGCAGAATGGAGCATATCGAAAAGGTGATATAGTATGGAGTGATAATCCACAACCGACAGGATACGTTGGCTGGATTTGTACTAGAGAAGGCGCACCTGGGACCTGGAAACCTTTTGGACAAATAAGTCGCTAAATAAACCAGTTACTTTACATAACTACTGACTGCCATAAATACAGTATGGATAAAGTTAGAAATCAAAAAATTGCAAAACAAGTTGAACGTTGGGATTTATTCGCACGTTTAACTCCTACTCTCTTCTTGGCGACATCGCTAATTCTAGTAGTGTTCGATATAGTACCTCTCGAATACGCATTTTACATAGGTCTAACAGGGTTTGCTATCACAGCAGTTAGTTGGTGGTGGTGGGCAATCTTTACTATACGGTACTTAATAACTATACTATCTAGGGCTAGTTCCAACTTGACAGACGTCAGCGATGAAATTAAGATAGTCAAAAAAGAATTAGAGGATTTAAAAGATGAACGATAAGACATACCGTTTGGTAAAAGCTGCGACTAATATACTCAGTGGACTAAGTATGGCAACACTCATTGTCTTAGGTGTATCATTTGTAAGCTTTAATAATGCATTTGTGTTTAACAATGCAGGCATTGCAGTAACAAACAATCCAGTTACTAGTGGGCAGATTAATTTTATTCTAGAAGGCAATCGACGTCACGAATGTGTACTAACAACGGTACACTCGGATGCATATGATGACGCTACTGGTAAAAGATTTGCATTAGACTTTGCTAGAAAAGTATATATAAGATCAGATGACTATCTTGGCTCGGACACAGGCATAGTAGATCATCAATGGGCAATACCTGTACCAGATGATATGCAGCCAGGTGTGTATAGAGTAAGCCTATACAGCGAGTTTGATTGTGTGTACTTACTTTTCACAGCAACTAAAGTCCAGATGTTTGATAACATCGCACTCATCATAGAGTAAATACTTGTATGTATGTATTTGGTAATGGTGAAAGTCGCACCTCTATAAACATTGATAAACTAGAAGGCACCAAAGTAGGATGCAATGCTATCTATCGAGATTATACAATGGACCATTTAATATGTGTGGACCGTAGAATGGTCCAAGAAGTATTAACTAACGATGCTAACAAAGATTCATATGTATACACAAGAGAAGATTGGAAGACACAATTTAATGCTACCCGTGTGCGCACAGTACCTAAGTTACCCTATATCGGAGACGAACGATGGGACGAGCCGTTTCAATGGGGCAGCGGACCATACGCTGTATTGCTAGCTGCAAAGCTTTGTACGGGCCATACAGTGCGTCTATTAGGGTTTGACTTGCATAGTACTAATGCTACAATTAACAATGTATACAAGGATACAGCTAACTACGACACTGCGAACAAACGAGCAGTAGATCCTAGATATTGGATACATCAAATAGGGATGGTATTCAAGTATTACAGTAGCATACATTTTGTTATACATCACGATCATTTTGAATTACCAAAAGCCTGGAAACAATCTAACGTTTCGCTTGACACGATAAGTAGTTTATAGTATAATATACGTAAGGACTTAGCGTCAACCCTTCTAACTCTGCCGCTCATATGTTAACTACAGGAGATTAAAATGGCATATTATTCAACTAAGCATTACGGACACAACATCGGGTTATCAGCGGTATTTAGACAGCCTAACGCAGATCATTCACACTGTCATCTATTACACGGATATAGTTTAGCATTTACATTTAAGTTTGGATGTACAGAACTAGACGAGAAAAACTGGGCAGTAGACTTTGGCGGATTGAAGCCACTAAAGAAATGGCTAGAAGATAACTTTGATCATAAGACAGCAATTGATAAAGATGATCCATACTTAGAAAAGTTTATGGAACTACAAGAACTTGACCTAGCAGAAATTGTTGTTATGGATGGTGTAGGTGCAGAGAAATTTGCAGAACATGCATTTAACTTTGCAGACAAACTTGTGCGTGAAGCAACAAACAACCGTTGTTTCTGTGTAAGTGCAGAATGTGCAGAGCATGGCAGTAACAGTGCTATCTACAGTGCAGACGTCTCTAGCTAACTATGGCCAAGATTGATAAAAGTTTATACACTAAAGACGAGTGGAAAGTTTTAAAGGCCCAACGCAAGGCTAATAAAGCACAGCGCAATCTTAATACTACTCTCCAACCTTCCCAAGTGTTAGTAAAGGGATTAGAAGAAAAGAATTATATCATGTGCTTAAAACATGGTACAAAATATTCTTCTGACTATGTCAACAAGTTGTATAACGGCGTTCTTAGGCACTGTACTATAGACTTTGAGATGGTCTGCTTAACTGATGATCCTAGAGGGTTACACCCTAATATAAAAGTAATATCTTTACCAGCAGGATTACAAGGTTGGTGGTGTAAACCTTACATGTATTCGAAAGACTTACCTATTAACGGAGTAGTTTTATACATGGACTTGGATGTAGTTATTGCAGCAAACATAGACAAACTGTTTTCGTATCAACCAGATAATTGGTGCACCATACGAGATTTTACAAGAGCTATGCGGCCTAAGTGGCCTAAGTATAATAGTAGCATTGTAAGATTTAAAGTCGGTCAACTAGACAGTGTTTGGACAGACTATATTCGAGATCCTAAAGCAGTACAGCGCAAGCATTTCGGCGATCAAGATTGGCTGTTTGAAGCAACTAGACAACAACAGGCTATGTTGTATCCAGACAGTTGGATACAAAGTTGGAAGTGGGAAGTAAGAAAGTCGAAAGAGTTTGCTCTAGGCGGACAAAAAGGAAGTCGAAAACTTAAAGTAATTGAAAACGTTACACCTAGAGTAGAGTGCTGTGTTGCAGTATTCCACGGAGATCCTAATCCGCACAACTGCGAAGATCCTTGGGTAATCGACAATTGGAAATAATATGCAACTAAGCGTAATTGATGTTAAACACTACACAGACACACTGTTTAGAATACGAGTTGAACGTCCCCGCTCATATAGATTCACAGCAGGTGAGTTTGTAATGATTGGGTTAGACAACTGGTCAGAAAAACTACAAAAGAACAAACCTATAATGAGAGCATACAGTATATCAAGTGGACCGTATGATGACTGGATTGAATTTTACAGTATCAAAGTACCAGACGGTCCGCTTACAAGTAAACTACAGCATATTAAAGTAGGCGATATGCTAGAAGTAGGAGAGAAGCCAACTGGTACATTATTGCTTGCTAACTTAGAACTAGGTGGTCATTTAGTAATGATGGCAAGTGGCACAGGTATTGCACCGTTTATTAGTTTGCTACGTGATCCCGAAACATATGACTTGTTTGAAAACATAACAGTGACATGGACAACTAGATTAAATGCTGAGCAGGATTGTTATAGAGACTTTTTAAATGAAATGCCTATTGAATACATCAGTACAGTGACACAAGAAGATGCTGAACTAAAAGGACGTATTCAAACATTCATGGAGGATGGCACTGTTAAGATCAACGATCCATCTTATCAGCGTATTATGTTATGTGGTAGTATAGGATTTAACAATGACCTAAAAGAACATTTTAGTACATTAGGCTTTTGTGAAGGTAATAAAAAGACACAAGGTACGTTTGTGCAAGAGCGGGCGTTTGTGGGTTGACAAAGATACGCAAACGTGTTATACTATATAAACAATGGTACAAGCAACTAAGGCAGAATCCAAACTATGCATGGTACAACTGTATAGCATGGGCAATTCACAATTCAGGCACACACGAACTAGACGGAAGTTATAGAAAATGGTAACACAACGCATAGGCTTTGCATGCAAATACATGCATCCAGATCAGACACAGTCGAAGAAAGTACTAGAAGAAATTCAGCGTCCGCTAAATACTCGTAGTACAACAGTACAATGGCTTAACCGACAGACACGCGAAGTTGCAGAGCAACGCCTGTGGGATATTATGGTACACAATATACAAGCGTACTATAACTTGATTGAATATGTAGGAGGACTACCTAATGAACTTAGAATGGTACGACTGGGTAGCGATGTTCTTCCTGTTTATACCCAGCGTGACTGGGCTTATTATTGGCAGCAGGCTGATGTACGCAACTACTGTGAGGCGCAATTTGCTAGGGTCGGTACACTTGCTCGTTCCTTGGATGTTCGGCTTAGTATGCATCCTGGTCAGTTTACTGTGCTTGCGAGCGATAATCCAGATATTGTTGATAGGAGCATAGAAGAATTTGAATATCACACCGATGTCATCCGCTATATGGGTTACGGCCGACAATTCCAAGACTTTAAGTGCAACGTACATATATCAGGCCGCAACGGTCCAGCCGGCATCAAGGCCGCCCTCAAGCGGTTATCGCCAGAGGCGCGAAACACCATTACAATCGAGAACGACGAAAACAAGTGGGGCATTGCAGACAGCCTCGAACTTGCAGACGACCTCGCACTTGTCCTCGACGTACACCACCACTGGTGCAGAGAAGGTTCATACTTACAACCCACCGACGATAGATATAAGCGCATAGTTGATAGCTGGCGCGGTGTGCGTCCTGCAATGCATTACAGCTACAGCAGAACAGAACAATTACCTGAAGGCTACACACACAATACGTTACCTGACAAGGCAGCATTATTAGAAGCAGGCTACAAGAAAGGTAAACTACGTGCGCACAGTGATTGGTACCCTAATAATGTAGTAAATGACTATGCACTGAGTTTCTTACCATACACAGATATTATGTGCGAGAGCAAGATGAAAAATTTAGCAAGTATAGACCTGTATAAATACAGTATGGAGAAGAAATATGAATTATCTAAACAAGATGTACGGCAGAAATACAGTCGCGCATACGACATCGCCTGAAAAGAATCCTAATCGTGTTACTGGCGGGTTAAAAGCACAAGGTGTAGATCGCTTTACTATGCTCGGCGAAGACGGAATGGAAAAACATATTCCAACTGTTGAGTATGTACATAGCTTAGAAGAGCAGTTAAGAAAACAACGAGCAGCAATAACTGTACTTGAACGTAAACTAACTCGATGTGATAGTTCTATTGAACAACTTAAGAGTGTCATTGGACGATCTTAAATAAATAAGTATAATAGGAGATATCACAATGGTAGCAGTGTATAGCGGAAGTTTAGAGTTAGACAAAGTAACAGGCATTCGTCATGATCTAGGGCAGAAAATGACAAAAGTAAAAGTAAAGAAACCTTATAAGTTTCCTACTCCGCCTAAGTCAGTTAAGCTTAGACCAGGTAAAACAAGGAACGGAGAACAATACTAATGATTAAGAATTGGATTAAAGAAAGACTAGAAGAACGCACATCATGGAACGGGGCAGCATTAATTGCTGTCGGCGTTGTTGTACTAATTGCAGGACCATTTGCAAAACTAGCTGCATATGTAGCAATTGCGTACGGTGTATGGGCTATTTGGTCTAAAGACTAAAGTTTACTTATAGGCGTAGAACTACTAGCAGACATGTTCCAAACTTGTTTGCGTTCTACGCCTTTTTTTTGGGCAAATTTCTTACTATCACAGTTCTTACATACGTGAAAGTAGTTATTGCTTAGGCGTTTTGGATCCATACTTCCTCTAGCACGGGTAAACTCAGTATCACAATTATCACACCTAAATACACAATACGTTTGTTCGCGCTTATAGGTGTGTTCCATGCCGGTTTTGCTTTTACGCACATGCCGGGTCTGCTTTTTAAATTCTCTTATGAACATAACTATATTTAACATTAAGATTATAAAATTAAATAATAAATACATACAACAAGGAACAATCAATGAGCATTTGTACACTAACCGATACAGCAAAGATCCAAATTGACGCAATATGTCAAGAAAATGACAGTTATGCAGTAAGCCTTAACTTAAAAGGTGGCGGATGTGCAGGCTTTGAATACGATTGGGCAACTGTAGCATCACAAGCTGATATAGAAGCTAATGATGTAGTTATTGATTCTAACACAGGTAAATTTGTAGTTGGAGCAACAGCAGTAATGTTCATGATAGGAACAGAAATAGATTATGTTAAAAATATAATGGGTGCAACTTTTGAAGTTAATAACCCTAATGCACAATCAGCATGTGGATGCGGCGTTAGTGTAAATTTTGATGTAGATAAATTAGCAATCCCAGCAATATAAACGGAGCAAAGACAGATGGCAAAGCAAGAAGTAGATATCGGTACTGAAGGTAATGACGGCACAGGCGATAGTATACGCGAGTCGTTTCGTAAAGTAAACGAAAACTTTCAAGAACTATATGCAGTATTTGGAGTTGATGGCAATTTAAGCTTTCTTCAACTAGACGACACACCTAGCGCATTTGAAAGTAATAAATTACTAACATCAAACGCTACCGGTGATGCTATTATATTCTCTAGTATTACTTCAAGTGACAGCACAGTTGGTATTGATGTTGTTACTACTCCAGGTGTAATTAACTTAACTGTTACAGGTATTGAACTTATCAACGACCGCGGAACTCCTACACTAGGTGGTCACCTAAATGCAGCACCCTATGGTATCGGGGGCGTATCAATAACTAATGCAGCAGCAAGTGAGTTGAGCACACGAGAAGGTGTAAGTTACACAATTGACGATCTAGTAATTACTAAAGGCTATGCTGATAGACGTTATATTACTGGCGGACTACCGCTACGTGTCGCAACTGAGCCAGCTACGGTTACACAGTACACATTATCAATAACTAGCTACAGTGATGGAAATATTGTTATTGGCGGCGGCCATGGTTACGATAGTGGAATAAACGGTACTGCATTTACATTTAATGCAGAAGACACTGATCCAACTGGATTAACTACTGGCACAACTTATTATATTAGATATTATTCTACTACCCAACTTGGCATGTTTGCTAATAAAGCTGACGCAGCAACTGAAAGTCAGTCAGCTGCTGATACTGCTAAAATTACAGTAAGCGGAAGTATTGCAGCTCTTGATACGCACACTATTGTAGATACCGGGTATGATAGCACACTACCAGGTAACTTCTTAAGTGATGTAGCAGTTCCACGAGAGAGTATTGTTAGACGCCAGGGCGACACTATGACCGGCGCATTAACATTACACGATCATCCAGGTGAGCTAGCAGGTCTAGGAACACCTAACGGACAGGGAGACTTACAAGCAGCTTCTAAGTATTATGTTGACAATACTGCATATAGTTCACCTGAAGTGTTATTCGTAAGTACTGCTGGTAACGATTTGATGACAGGAGTACCAGCAGGCAAAGAAGGCACAGCTAATACATACGCTTATCGTACAATTAATGCTGCTGCTAAACGAGCAAGTGAATTGATTGGTACTGCTCCAGAAGAGCCAGGTCCATATTTCCAAACACTTGCATTTGGTGCAACAACAACCACGCCCGGCACAGCATCAACTACTATTGCATCAGGTGTTGAAGCAGCAGTTAACGTCGATACAAAAAGTATTATTACAAACAATAGAGCATACCTTATCAAAGAAGTTACAGGGTATCTAGCGTTTACATATCCTGAGTTTGCATATAATGTCGGAACATGCGAAAGAGATTTAGGATTAGTTTTAGACGCAGTTGCATTAGACGCAACTCGTGGAGATACTGCTAACTATCTATCAAGAACAGCAGCTGAGAGATACTATTCTAGCGTAAGTGGTAGAATTGCTATTACTTCGCAGTTATCAAGAACAGACGATTCGTTTGCACAATTGGCAGCGTTAGTTGCAGTGGGATTAACTAACGGATTACTAACGCCAAAAACTGTTACAGCTATTACTAAAAAAGCAGGAGACATTCCTGCACTAGTTACTACTAGCACTACACACGGATTAGTAAACGGAAACCAAGTTATATTTAAAACTGTTACTGGTATGACAGAAATAAGCGATAAGATCCTATATGCAAAAGTAATTACAACTGGAACGTTTGAATTATTTACAGACGCGGCATTATTAGTTCCTTACAATAATAGTACATTTACTACATTTGTTAATGACGGCGCTGCAAAAATTGGTCTAAGATATCAAAGTAAACTATCACCAGATACTAGTGTTGCAGCATTAACTGATGCTGATAACGGTTACATAGCAGCAGCGCAAAACTTTGCATTAATTCGAAATATAATTAGTAACGGCATTAGTTCTGGAGCAGACTTAGTATTTGGTAGAAGATATAAACTTACTATTACTAACAGCACAGCAGGACAAATAGACCAAACTAATCCGTCTAATGTTGATGCTCTACCTGGTAAAGTTATAAGAGGTAAACGTACTGGTGCAGTTGCTCGTATAATTACATATACTCAAGACACTAATAGTACAATATTCTACATGCAACCATTAGAATCAAAAGAGTTTGAAGTAGGCGAAGAGCTTGAAATGGGTAACTTTGTTAAAGCTAAACAAATTGTTATTAGAGTTGAATCAGGAATTTACGAAGAAGACTATCCTATTAAACTTACTAAAAACGTATCATTAAAAGGTGATGAATTTAGACGCTGTATTATACGTCCAAAGCGCAGAGTATCGCAATCAACATTTGCAAGCACTTATTTCTATAGAGATGCAGAGTTTGATGGAATGACACTACTAACCACAGGTACTCCTTTTATTAATCAAACTGGCGTTACACAAGGTTACTTTGGTCGTCATTACTTAACTGATAATACTAAGCCTGAGAGCGTAGGTGCTACTATTACTAATGTAGGTGGGTACACTGCCGCAGCCAATATTTTAGAACTTAATAGAACTTTTATACAAAAAGAAGTAGGTGAATATGTTGATACTACATATCCTTCAATATTTTCATCTAACTCTAGAGCTAAATGTGAGAGAGATGTTGGTCTAATTGTAGACGCAATGGTAAAAGATTTTAAAAACGGTGGTAAAGAAAATGTATTAGAAGCACAAGGTGAATATTATTCCGGAGCACTAGCTGCAGGCACTGAAGACGAAACAGAAGATGCTATTGATTATATTACTATACTAACAACAGATTTATTAGCTGGTACAGCACCTTCAACTATTAGAAGTACAATTGCAGTTGACTTAACAGGAGGTGCCGCTGAAACTGAATGGGCAGCAGGGACTTCATACGCCCAAAATGATTTTGTTATAAAGACAATTGGTGAAGATACATTTTATTATAAATCTGTAGTAGCTCACATAGCAGTAACAGCAGACGCAAACCAAATTGCAGGCGAAGACTATCTAAAACTAACAAACACAGCGAAATGGCAATTAGTTTCTAGTTCAATATCACTTGCTGGCAATTTAAAAGATGTAGTAACATTTGCGTTTGACGCAGCTTACAATCCACCAAAGCGTAACGATGCAGATGGTATGGATGTATTCTTAATGGACGATGCTACAATTATTCGTAATGTCACTGTACAGGGACACGGCGGCTTTATGTGTGTGCTTGATCCTGTAGGACAAATCCTTACTAAATCTCCGTACATCCAAACTGCTTCAAGTTTCTCAAGAAGCAGAAACGCACAAGCGTTTAGTGGTGGTATGTATGTCGACGCATTTGCTGGTAACATACCAATGCGAGTACAAGGCAATTCAGGAAACTATACAGATGGTTCAGGAACAATTGCTCTTAATGCATTTACAATTTATGTAGAATCACAAGATGTAGGCGGACAAGACCAAGGTCTTAAATTAAGACTACCAGAATTACCTGCTCCGTTCTATTTTGAAGGACAGCGTTATCAAGTTAATGCTATATCAAACTATGATAGCGGACAAGGTCGTGCAGTACTTTACTTAGACCCAGGTAGTAACAGCGGAAATGGTTGGAATAATGTAGGCACTGATCTTATAGGTGCAGGCGGGCATGGCATAGAAGATTTTAATCAAGACATCTTCTTACAAACTGCTGGCAACAGAAGTATACTTGGTAACGACTTTACACAGATTAACGATTTAGGCTACGGACTTGTAACTACTAACGGTGCGTTCTCTGAGATGGTTAGTATGTTTACATATTATTGCCACGCAGCTTATTATGCAAACAACGGTTCTGAAATTAGATCATTAAACGGATCTAACGGTTATGGTAACTTTGGCTTAGTTGCTGAAGGCGCTGATCCAAACGAGATTCCAGATGAAGTTACTACTGCAAGAATGGGTGTACAACCTATTAAGGCATTTACTTATAGTGGATTTACAAACGCATTAGATGATACTTCAATAACTGTATATGATTTTAAAGAGGCACCGTTAGCAAACAGCTATGTTTATATTGATCACGGAGGAGCACTAGGGCCACTAAACTATCGTATTAGTAGAGTTGAAAATTTAGCAGATCCTAGTAATGCCGGGTTAGTAGGAATAGGGACCGGAGCCGCAATTGTTGTTACTGGTGTAGAAGCTGTTGATAATACTGGAATTACTGGTACTGTTCCTACAGGTAGTGCATCGTATAACAATGTTGCTCAAAAGTCTACAACAGGTACAGGAAGTGGTGTTGAATTTAGCATTGCAAAAGCAGGTGGAGTAGCAACATTTACTATTACTAATACAGGTAGCGGATATGCTACAACAGATGATATTGTAATTAGTGGCGCAAATATAGGTGGAATAAATGGAACTAATGATTTAACTATCCCTGTAGATACAATTTTTCAAGGAACGCCGGGTACATATATTACCGCAGGAACAACTGGCAATATTACGGCAGCTACAGCAGCAGACCCTGTTGTTATAACAAGTGCTACTCACGGGTTAAGTAACGGTGAACGAGTATTAATTGATAACGTATTAGGTATGGTGGAATTAAATGATAACATGTATTATGTTGGAAACATAACAACAGATACATTTACATTATATACTAACTCAGGACAAACTACAGCAGTAAAGGGTTCGGCGTTTACTGCTTATACTAGCGGCGGCACATTTACAGCCGAAGGTGGTATTGGTAACAACGTATATAGAATGACACTACAAGCAGCTGGATCAAATAATGATTACTTCGGTGCAGTGCAAGCTACTATCACACATGATACACTAATTGAATACAGACTTGGTGAAAACTTTATATTCAACGGAGTAGCAAATGCTTCTGGTATTACTGCTCGACCTAGTACTGCTATTAACTTTGATGAAGCAGATACTATAACTTATCGTAGTACTGGATTTACAGCAAAAGATGATCAAAGCCAAGATTTAGGTAGTGATGAAGTTAAAGCAGTCTTTGACGATACTTTTAATTATGTAGAGTTAGCAGTTGATTTTGCAAGTCGAGCTACTGTTGATCCACAAAATGGAGCAAAAACGTTAGGCGGAACAATTGCTGATACAAAGATTGCAGTTACAAAAATTGACAATGCAATTACAGAAAATAGAATTTTACAAGATGCTACAGATGCATCAGCACAAACAATATTATTACCAGGTGATGGCGGATACGGTGGTGGCATGGTATTTGCATACCAAGGTAAAACTCTCCAAGTCATTGATTACCAACCTGTAAGCTTTGGTCTAGTTACTGGCGCTACAAAGACAAGTCCAATTGTTATAACAAGTGCTAGTCACAACAAGGCTAATGGCAACTCTGTTGAGTTCCGAGAAATAGGCGGGATGACTCAACTAAACGGACAAACTTTATATGTAGGTAATCAAACAACAAATACATATGAATTGTTTACTGACGAAGCACAATCAGTCCCATTAGACGGTACAGGGTATAGTACATATACTTCAGGTGGTAAATGGGTAGACAGTGACAGTATATGGTATATCCAAACTCAAGACTATCAAACAGATGCAGCAGATTGGGATATTACCGGAAGTACAGCAAATAACGGTATTAAGACAGCATTTACAGCGATACGCAGTTTATGGCTAGGTGCTCGAACTGGAACAACTGCTGAAATTACTATTTCTATATCATTACTACGAGCAACAGGACACGATTTTACACAAATTGGTACTGGTGGATTTAATACATCTAACTATCCAAATGTGTTGCTTGGTAGTCCAACTCAAGAAAAGGCAGGTGCATACTCAGGTGAAGATAATGCAACAAAAGCACAAGTATGGGAACGCAGAAAAGGACGTTGTTTCTTTATTACTTCAGACGAAGATGGATTCTTTAGAGTAGGTAAGTATTTTGTTGTTGATCAATCAACAGGTAGCATAACATTCTCCGGCGAAGTTGGAATATCAAGAGCAGCATCATTAGGATTTAAAGATGGTGTTACTATTAGTGAATTCTCAAATGATGAATTATTTACTGACTTATCAGACACTGCGGTACCTACAGAAAAAGCAGTAGCAAATTACATAAGCAGACGCTTAGGACATAACGGAAGTATCCAGTTAACTGGCTCAAGTAGAATTGCTCCAGGGTTCCTAGCACTGAACGGTTCCACAAAAATGGAAGCTGCTATAAACATGAATAGTAAGAAGATTACTAATCTTCTTGATCCTACTAGTGACAACGATGCAGCAACTAAAGATTTTGTAGATCAAGCAGTAGCAGCATACGATGAGTTAGACGATTTAAGAAACGTAACTATTCATACTAGAACAGGTGCAGACTTACAAAAGCAAATGTTAGTTCCAACAGGTTACAAGCGTTTAACAGTTGCTCCAACAACTGGTGTAATTGCAGCAGGAGATGTGCTCCAAGATGGATCTAGTACTGCTACTGTTATTGCAGTTGAAACTAAGTTTGACCAGGTTATAAACAGTAATGTTCAAATTATTACATATAGCTTGTTAACAGGAACAGGATTTAGTACTACACTTACACCAGTATATGTTACTAGTGTAGGAACAAAAGCAGCTACAGTATTAGAAAATCCAGTAGATGAATTTACAAACGCACTTGAATCATCAACTAGTGACATTAATATTGGTGTAACTAGAACTGCTAGTGACACACAAGTTAATTTACAAATTGAAGCACAAGCTATCATTGATGCTGATGTTAACGATGATGCTAAAGTAGCTCAAGCAAAATTAATGTTGAACAGAGCTACTACAAAAGCAAATAGTAGTACGTTATATGGTACAGACGGAGATTCGACAACAGGACGTCAAGGTCAAGCAAGTAGAGGTCTTGCATCATTTGAAGATGAAAGTTTTGCAGAAGACATTCAGCTTACTACGGACGACTTTATTAGTGCAGCCGCAGGCGATGTTATTATACAAGGAGCTAGCAGAGGTTATGTTACAGCATCAGTTGCAGATAGTTTAACTGTTGTAGTTAGAACTACAGATACATTTACAGTAGCAGCAACAGCAGTTCAAAAAGCTGTTGTAACTAACGGAGTTGAACAAAGTCCAGTAGCATTTGTTGATGGCGGAGCAGGCTCTGTTGCTATTACACAGGTACTAAGAAGTGGATACATCAGTCTAAAAGATAGGAGTATACCATACGGAAAATTCCAGAACCTAACAGGTGGTAACACAGGTGATGCGTTTGGTGGTAGTGTAATTGGCCGCGCAACAGACGGAAACGGTATTGCTGAAGAAGTAAGCTTTAGTACAGTAGTTGCGCAAGGTAACGGTATTCAAGACTCTGATATTGCTGGATTACTACCGTATTGGGCAAATAGCCCAACTAACACTGTTGTAACTGATCCAGGTGCAATAATAGTTGCTACAGGTACGCCTGGCGCTGGAACATATGCTTTTACTAATATCGAGTATGACAACTCAATTAACTCAATTGTTAAAAGAAATATCACTGGCGCTGTTCATGTAAACTCGTTAGTATTAGGCGGTAGTCCAACTTACACTGTTCTTAGTGAATCAGGTGGCACACTGTCATTTAAAACACCAGCACAAGGTACTATACTTACTGCAACTGGAGCAACTAAACCAACTATAAACACAGGTGGCGTAATTAGAGTAGGTGACATTGGAGCATATAGTGAAAGTGTACATCATGCTGATAGTGATTTTGGAGGAGTTAGCGCAACTAAAGAAACTAGTGCATTAGCTGCTCGTTGGATTTATTCTAGCTTTATTGAAGCACCAGATGAAAAGGACGGGACCGGAACTGGTATTGGTATTGGTGCAGGAACTGGCTTCGGATCTGGTGGTGCTGATGTTGTTACTTTTGTTGCAGGTGGAGCTGTTCGCGCAAGAGTAAATACAGGGGGAATTGACACAGATGCTATTTCAAGTCTTACTGCCAATACTGATCTAACACTAACCGCAGCTGGAACAGGCAAAGTTTATGTAAACGATACATTCCAATGGACTGGTACAGCAACAGGTAGTATTAACGGAAACGCTGCTACAGTAACCAATGGAGTTTACACAACTGGTGTGCAGTCAATTGCTGGATTAAAAACATTCACTGGTGGAGTAACTATTGAAGCTACTGATACACTTACAGTAAGAACTATAACAACTGGTGCAGCGGCAACTACAGGTACTATTACAGGTACCTGGAGTTTAGGTGCAAGCTCACGCTTTGAAGCAACTTATGCGGATTTAGCGGAGTACTATGAAGGTGATGTAGAATATACTGTTGGAACAGTTCTTGTATTTGGTGGTGACAAAGAAGTTACTGGAAGTACAGAACATCGTTCAACAAGAGTAGCTGGCGTAGTAAGTGATCAGTCAGCTTATACTATGAACCAAGGATGTCCAGGTATTAAGACACTAGTTGCATTACAAGGTAAAGTTCCTGTAAATGTAATAGGGCCAGTTGCTAAAGGCGATATGTTAGTTGCTAGTGCAATACCTGGTTACGCAGTTGTTGACAACGATCCTAAAGTAGGCAGTGTAATTGGCAAAGCAATTGGCACTAAAGAAAGTACAGAACGCGGAACTGTAGATGCAGTTGTAGGTCGAGTATAATGACAAAGCCTATTATACAAACAACAAGGGATGGACAGAAAGTAACTGTCCATTCTAGCAAAGGCGGAGTTCAAGTTATAATAGAACCAAAAGCCGATAAATATAAAAAACGGGATTAAAAGATGACAAATAGATATCCATTAATAGTAGATACTTCAGATAGTAATAAAATTAAAGAGTTACCAGATGGAGATAATTTACAGCTATCTGGAAATAGTATAGTAGGTGCTGTTAACATCACTGCTAGTGGAGCATTGACTATCGGAAGTGTTGTTGCTGCTACAAGTATAACAATAGGCGGCACTGCAATATCTAGTGTTGCAACTAGCGGAAGCTATACAGATCTTACAAACACACCTACAGCAGTAAGTACATTTACTAATGATAGCAACTATGTTACAACTGGAAGTAATGTTAGTGTGTTTGCTAACAACGCAGGGTATCTAACTACTGTTGCGTATGCAGATTTAACAAGCACACCTACAACACTTGCAGGTTACGGTATTACTGTAGCAACAGACAGTATTATTGCTGCGGCAAATAGTGCAATACAGCCTGCTGACAACGTAAGTACTCTTACAAATGATTCCGGATACATAACACTTACACAAGTACAAAGTGGCGACATATCAATTGACGTTACTAACTCTGGTGATTTAATTGGTAGTGTGTTTAGTCAAGATTCAACACTTATGGTAGATGCTATACTGTCGTCATTTAACTTAGATGGCACTATCCGAGGACACGTGACGCCAGCACAAAGCGAGTTTTGGGATTTAGGAACGACAGACAATTTATTTAGACATGCTTATCTAAGCGGAACTGTAAATGCAAACACGGCGGGTGTTCACACAGGTGACACAATTGGCAGTGTGTTTGGCGATGATAGTACATTACTAGTTGATGGCAACAACAACAAGATTGTTGGCCCAGTAGATACAGCAAGTTTAACAGTAAGTTCAACTAACGTTGCAATTGGTAATAGTGCAGGTCTAACTACTCAAGGCGCTAACGCAGTAGCAGTTGGTAATAATGCAGGGTCAGCAACACAAGGTAGTGAGTCAGTAGCAATTGGTGTATATGCAGGTCGAACTACACAAGGCGCAGGTGCAACAGCACTTGGTTCTTTCGCAGGTGCAAACAGCCAAGGCACAGGTGCAGTTGGAATTGGATATAATGCTGGATACACTGGTCAAGGTATTTATGCAACATCAATTGGACCGTTTGCTGGACGTAGCGGGCAAGCGGCAAGAGCAGTATCAATTGGGATTAGTGCTGGATATTATGACCAGGCCACTTATGCAGTAGCAATTGGCGGGTATTCAGGTTATAAAGGTCAAGGCTCACAAGCAACAGCAGTTGGCTATAACGCAGGCCATTATGGTCAAAGTCAAAATGCAGTAGCAATTGGCTACAAGGCTGGTGCAGGCATATCCATATTTAAAACTTATGTGTCTGGCGGAGTAGGCAGCACTACGTTAGTAGTAAATAACACATCAGATATAGTAGCCGGGATGGCATTAATCAATTCTACTGCATACACAAGTGGTCAAACTGTTGTAAGTGTAGACAGTGGTACTTCACTTACAATCAGTGCAGTAGCAGATGGTACTCCAAGTTTTAGTGGTATACAATTTTCAAGCGGTGGCCAGGGGTTAAGTTCAGTAGCAATTGGCAGTCAATCAGGCGAACGAAATCAAGGCGCACATGCAATAGCAATTGGTATGGGTGCTGGTAACCTAAACCAAGCCGCAAACTCAATTGTAATCAACGCAACTGGCGCGGCTCTAAACAACATTGCAGAAGATGTGTTTATAGTTAAACCAGTTAGAGGTGCTGTTGGTACAACAATGCTAATGTACGATGTTACTTCAGGAGAAGTTACACATACAGCAAGTCCTGTAATTACAGGCGACATTACAGGTAGTGTATTTGGTGATGATTCAACTGTACTTGTAGATGGTGTTAATAATAAAATTGTTGGCGATATTGAAACAGCAAGTTTAAGAACAAGTGAAACAACTATTGCACTTGGTGGAAACGCAGGTGCAACAAATCAAGGTGTAGGTGCAACAGCAGTCGGTGACAGGGCAGGTTCAACAAGTCAAGGCGCACAAGCAGTAGCAATTGGCGAGAATGCAGGTTATAACAACCAAAGCGGAAGCGCAGTGGCAGTTGGAAATTACGCAGGTAACATAAGTCAAGGCGATTCAGCAACAGCACTTGGTAAAACAGCAGGTTACGACACTCAAGGTGACAACGCAGTGGCAGTTGGGTACGGCGCAGGCAGTTTTGATCAAGGCGACAACGCAACAGCACTTGGAAACAGCTCCGGTTATACAGGTCAAGGTGCCGATGCAATAGCAATTGGTGATCAAGCAGGCTATACAAACCAAGCAGCAAACTCAATTGTAATTAACGCAACTGGCAATATTCTAAACAACACTCAAGCAGATGCATTTGTAGTTAAACCAATTAGGGGTGGTAGTGGTACAACTACGTTGATGTATGATGCTTCGTCAGGAGAAATTACACATACAGCAACACCAGCACAACAAACTATGATAGGAAGTGTGCAACAAATTAGTGGCCCTGGAGCAATTGACGTAACATCATACATTACTGAAATTACAACAACTGGCGCAGATGACTACACACTTGCAGATGGTGTAGCAGGACAAATAAAAATAATTAGTATGATAGTAGATGGCGGTGACGCAACAATTACTCCGACTACACTTGCTACTGGAACAACAATTACAATGGCTGATGTAAACGATAATATAACATTACTATATGGCACAAATGGTTGGGTGAATACTGCAAACCAAGGCACAATTATAGCGTAATAACTTAGGAAAGAAAAATGGCATTTCAAAACATAAACATAGGTAATATTGCAAATGACGGTACAGGTGATGATCTCCGAGAAGCTTTTGTAAAAGTAAATAACAACTTTGCTGATTTAGATCAACGAGTAGTTATACAGGCTGATGGTGAAAACTTAGGAACTGGCGAAGGTGTGTACTATGTCAAGACTGGCAATAACATGCAGTTTAAAAGTTTAATAGCAGGCGATAATGTTTCGTTTACTGCAACTGCAAATGATATAACCATTAACGCTCCTGACCCAATTAAATCAATACAGTTTAATGCTGACACAGGTACATATAGTTTAGCTGCTACTGGTAGTATCGATCTATTAGGTGGACAAAACATCAACTCTACAATTACTGGTGCTACTGCTACATTTAATATAGATCCTGTAAACTTAGTACAACAGGATACTTCACCTACACTAGGCGGAGCACTTGACGGTGCTACTAATAATATATCAAATGTAAACAGAGTTACTGCTACAGAATTTTATGGTGACTTAACTGGTCACGTACATGGCCACGACATGCGGATTTATGTAAATGCCCTTGCTAAAACTATATTTGGAACTGATTACGGCCTAATTGTTATAAACACAACTAACGGATTTGATCTAATGTTCCAAGCAACGTCAATTGATTACGGCACTGTTGCTTCACCGGCGTCTCTTGTTTCTAATTACGGAACTGTTGGAACACCGCTGTAAACTACAATACGATAAATATGTTATATAAGGAAAAAATGTATGGCAAGTTTATGGACACAGTCTTCAGGTACGATATTAGCAACACTACAAGAAAGACAAACTACTACAGTTAGTTTACCTTTAGAAAATCCTGTTGCTGCTACTGCGCTAATAAGTGGAGCGTTACCTAATGGCATGAGACTAGAGTCAAACGCAATAGTAGGAACTCCGTTACAAGTTGCAAGAGAAACTACTTCTACATTTGTAATTAGAGCAACCTTAGATAGTGTAATCAACGATAGAACTTTTAAGATTATTACACAAGGACAAGATGCTCCGACTTGGGTTACTAAAACAGATTTACTTCCTGTAGGTATAGACGGTCAGTACTTTATTCTAGACAGTGCTCCGGTTAATTTTCAACTAGTAGCAATTGACGCTGACACAAGTGCAGGTCAAACGTTAGAATACTTCATAGGAAATAAGGACGGAGAACTACCCCCTGGCATATCATTAACGTCTACAGGTAAACTAGTAGGTGTTGTTGATCCTATACTTGCAATTGAGAAAGCTTCTGCTGCTGGTAATTATGACGACAGCGGATATGATTTCCAAGGCATGTCTGGGTATGATTGGAGTGTGCGTTCTAACAACGGATATGACAGTTATTTTTATGATACTACAGTTTATGGACTAAGCTTACCAACTGCATCTCCTAAAAAATTAAATCGATATTACCAGTTTACTGTAAGTGTGAGTGACCGAGATACTATTGCTCGCAGAACATTTAGAATATATGTTGTCGGGGACGATTTCTTTAGATCCGACACAACACTTATGCAAATAGGTACAGGAACGTTCACTGCTGATATTTCTCATCTACGAACTCCTGTATGGATTACACCCAGAGACTTTGGTTATCGTAGAGCAAATAATTATGTAACATTAGTATTAGACATTATTGACCCTAATACACTTACCGGTGTAGTTACATATAATCTTAAAAGTAAAAACGATGATACTACTGACAGTATATTGCCGCCAGGACTAAGCTTAGATGCCACCACTGGTGAAATAGCTGGTGTTACGCCTTATCAGCCTGCTATTACTACTGAGTATAAATTTACAATAAATGCACGTAGAATCGAAATTGACGAAGAGCGTATACAATTTTTACAGTATGCATACGAAATTATTGCTCAAAATAGTTTGCAAGTTAAAGTTAATAAGTTGGGTGAATACGCAAGTCGGGCAGTTGGTTTAGAATTTAATATCGACGGGTATGCATACAAAGCAAATAGTATATTAACAGCAAATCCATTGTATGACGTTTTAAATATTGACAAGCCGCTACATAGGGCACTTACTAAAGGCACAACAATTGATCTCGGAACAATAGGAGTTCTAGCACAAGAAACTGTAGAAAAAGCAAAAACTTTTACTATTAAATTATTAGGAGAAATTGATAGTACAATACAATGGTCAACTCCTGAAAATCTAGGCAACATAAGTTCTAATTATGTTTCCACACTAAGTGTGATAGCTAAGACAACTGTGCCTAATGCAACTTTACTATATAGTTTAGAAAGTGGAACATTGCCACCCGGACTAGCATTAAGTTATGATGGCGAAATTATTGGTAAGATTAATAGTTTTGGAACTTCTGTTGCGCCTGGCTTAACTGTGTTTGATAGTAACCAGTTTTCCTTAGACGGCAATGATACTACAGTAGATAGAAAATATAAATTTACTGTTAAAGCACAAGACCAATTTGGATATAGTGCAATACAGCGACAGTTTACAATTACTGTTGCAGATCCTGGTGACAAGTTATATAGTAACTTACATGTACAGCCGTTTATGAAAGAAGCAAAACGTGCTACATTTATTAACTTAATTAACGATGCTGAAATATTTTTACCTGAATATATTTATAGACCAAATGATCCAAATTTTGGACTACAACGAAAAATTAAAATGTTAGCATACGCAGGAATTGAAACAAAAGCTGTTGATCAGTATGTTGCTGCAATGGCAAAAAATCATACTAGAAAGAGTTTAAAGTTTGGCGCTATAAAAACTGCGGTTGCAAAAACTCCTGGCACAAATAATATTGTATACGAAGTTGTTTATGTAGAAATGATAGATCCATACGAATCTGTAAAAGGTAACGTTCGTAAAACAATTAAAATTAAGAATCCTCAGAAGCAACTAATAAACAGTATTAAGTATACTCCAAAGGACGATTTATACGACGGATTATCAAACGTAGTAAAAGTAACAACTAGGAACAGTGGAGTTGTAGACGTAGACTTTAATGCTGCACTTAAATTACATCTAAGAGACTATCTAGTTACATATCCTGTTTCAACAGATTTGCCTGTTGGACTACGAGACGGTACTAACGTATCGGTGCAATTTGCACAAGGTACACCTGTTAGTAACAAATATAGACCAGATCCTGCTAATACTATTACTGTAGATAGTAATGCAATATCAATAGACGGATCACAGGATCAAACTAGATATATTTCTAACATAAGTCATATGAGAGATGCCATTAGAGATATAGGCGTTACTGAAGGAAATTATTTACCATTGTGGATGAGAACTGCTCAAACAGGAAGTGTAAATCAGTTAGGATTTGTGAATGCAGTACCGTTAGTATATTGCAAGCCAGGCACGTCGGCAATTATAAAAAATACATTAGAATTTAATGAAATAGATTTCACACAGTATAACTTTGATATTGATAGATATGTCATAGATAGTACAATTGGAAATTCAGACGAGCAATATCTTTTGTTCGCAAATTACCAGCATAACATATAAACACGATAAATACATCGTAGGAGAAACTAAAAATGAGCAGTATTAATTCAACAGATATAGACGCAGAATATCCAGTAGCTGGACAAGACAACGATAGTCAAGGCTTTCGTGATAATTTTACCACAATTAAAAATAGTTTAGCAACAGCAAAGTCTGAAATTACAACATTAGAGTCGACTACTGCTAAGTTAAATGCAACAAATGATTTTAACGGAAACTTACTTCAAGAAGCTGATTTTAAAGCTACAACAGAATTTGTTAATCCTAGTTCAAATGTCGAAGCAAGCCAAAATATTAGTTTTTTAAATGGACATTACCAAATCATTCAAGCTGGTGCAGATATTACACTTACGCTTGCAGACTGGCCAGCTTCTGGAAAACTAGGAAGAATTCGTCTACAACTTGCTAGTGACGGAAGTCCTAGAACAATTACATGGGCAGCAGCAGCCGGTGGCGAATTTAAAGCGCCTGCAGGTGATGCCGGGACATTAACACTAACAAGTCAAACTAATCCAACTATAGTAGACTTTTGGACTATTAACGGCGGAACTACAGTGTTTAGAAAAACAGGCGACTTATACCAATAATGTTTAACCCTTTAGTAGACAGTTTTGATAGTTTATCAGATTTAGAAATTGATAACAAGATTTCTGAGTTAACTAGAAAATATTTTATTAGCAACAACCCACAAGTGCAGTCGCAAATTGCTACTATTCTTGAAATGTTTAAACTCGAGATAGAAGCAAGAAGTGCTAGTCAAAGATTAAAAGAACAAAATAACGAAAATGGACTTGACAATTTAATCAAAGTAAGTTAAAATAAGTGTATGCTTATGAAAACAGACGATCTCGGCAACCTGCGATTTACAAACAAAGACTTAGTTGATATGATCTATAGTGGTCATGTTGACAAGTGTCATGTTGTATTATGCGATCCTAGTGATGATATTGAAAAGTTTAACGCAGCAATGCGTGAACAATATCTACCTGAACTTACCAAATACATTCCACTAGACGTAGACCAAAAGACCTTTGACGGTGTGTTACAGTCAGAATGGTTTATGCCCGATGAATATAAAGAGCTCGATGTAGTACGTTTTTTAAACAATAGAGAACTTACTTACGAACAACGAGACCGTGTTCGAGAAGAACTACAAGCATTTACTGAACGTGGTATGATACCACTGTTGCGTTATATGTGCTATCTTGTAGACTTTATGCGTGACAATAATATTGTTTGGGGTGTAGGTAGAGGTAGTAGTGTAGCAAGTTATGTGCTATACTTAATAGGCGTACACAGAATTGATTCAATCCAGTATGACCTGGACTGGACCGAGTTCTTGAGATAAGTACTAATATAATAAAGGAGATTAATGATGGCTATGAAACAACCAGGACGTAAAGTCTATAAATCAATGCAAGGCAAACAAGTAGATATGGATCTATTACGTCAACGCAACGAACTAACTCCAGCAGTAGGCAATGCTCGTGTTAATGCACGAGGTGACGAACTAGGCGCTGGTGGTAAGATTGTTAGACCTAAAGAAGAAGTATTAAAGGATTATTATAAATCTAGTACAGGTGTAGTAAGTGAAGCTGCAACTAAAAAAGGTGAACCAAATGCTCCGACTGCTGCTGAACTAGCAGAGTGGGAAGAAGACGATGACGGAAACTTTGTGCAGAAACAATGATAGATTATAAAACTTGGGAATTAGAAACAGTTTCTAAGAATCAACAAATTTATGTAGATCAATGTAATAGGTTACACAAATCATTGCTTGACCAAGGCATTACTGACACTACTTGGGAATATACAAAATATAATATTTTCTCGTTAGGATCATCAAGTGAGGCATTTTGGTTTTTATGGAAAAACGTACAAGCATGTGTTAGAGAATACTTAGGAACGGATCAACCAGCTTGGATGACAGGTTGGCTAAACTATCATGACAACGATAATTTACTAGACTGGCACAATCACTTAGGAAGCGATCATCATGGATACATAAGTATCGATCCTAAAGAAACTAAAACATTATTCAAAAAGCCTTTTGAAGACTACGAAATCGAAAACAAAACTGGATTAATGTACTTAGGTCCTAGTGCAAGACTACATAAAGTAGAATCATTGTCAAAATTTACCGGAACACGAATTACAATAGCATTTGATGTTTCGATACAGAAAGATGTGTTTAATGCAGGAACACAACAATACAATTGGATACCAGTTTACTAAAGTAAAGGAAAAAATATGGCAGCTCAAAATATAAATGCAATTAAAGGCACTCCTCGTGCTATCGGTGATCGTGTACTAGTTACAGATATGGACTTTGGAGAACAAACTACAGCAAGTGGTTTAATTATCAAAGCTGATGACGGCACTACACGTGGAATTTATCCACGGTGGGCTAAAGTATATTCTAAAGGCCCTACTAATGTAGATGACTACGAAGTCGGGCATTGGATTTTAATTGAGCACGGTCGCTGGACACGGGGTCTTGATTTAGAAACGAACGAAGGCAATGCTATAACAATTCGAATGGTAGAGAACAAAAGTGTCTTAGCATACAATGAAGAAAAACCTACAGACGTTAACATTGGTCAAGAATTTGCAGATGGCGAACATGCTACTATCGATCCAAGTCAGTTTATTAATTCATCTGGAGCATTAGCACAGTGACAAACGTATTTAAAGATGTAAACAAATTTGGCTCAGCATGTGACCAACCAGCAAATGAAGCAAACTACGAGATGTATCTTGATCTAATAGATGAGGAGTATATTGAACTTCAAAAAGCACTTAGAACACATGACAAAGTAGAACAACTAGACGCACTAGTTGATATTTTAGTTGTTACTATTGGTGCTATTCGAGCAGCAGGCTGGGACGGAGAAGCGGCCTGGAAAGAAGTGATGAACACTAACTTTGCAAAGATCAATCCAGACACAGGCAAAGTAATTAAGCGTGAAGACGGCAAAGTACTAAAGCCGCAAGGTTGGCAGGCACCGCAACTATCACAGTTTATTGACAAGTAAAATAATTTAAAAATCACTTGACTCCTTAGTTACTGTATGCTATAATAGTGTATAATGTAATTAAGGAGTTTTCTTTTGGCAACACACGGTACTATCGACTTAGAAACTATTGATACTAGTCCAACTGCAACTGTTCTATCATTAGGTGCAGTTAAGTTTAATCCACTAGATGATAGCGAACCACACTCTGAGTTGTATCTTAAAATTAATATCGATGAACAAGATACACTAGGGCGTACTGCAAGTGACAGCACGATTGAATGGTGGAGCAAACAAGACCCTAAGATTATGGAAGAAGCATTTGATCAAACTGACGCAGTTAGTGTAGATGAAGCTTTAAAGCAAATTAGCAAATGGGTAGTTGGTGTTGATACATTATGGGGTCAAGGTTACGGTTTTGACTATACCATACTAGAAGACATGTTCCGCCGCGCTGCAAAGCCGATTCCGTGGAACTTTTGGATTATACGGGATTCTAGAACGCTTTTTGGCTGTTGTCAAAAAGATCCACGCAAAGCAATGCAAAGTAATTTACACAATGCATTGGCAGATGCATATTTTCAATCTAAAGCAATTCAAATTGCTTATAACGAATTAGGACTAAAACGATGATTCCAGAACCCAAACCGCAAAATGTAAGCGATAAACTAATACAAGAATTTTTAGAAAACGGCGGTGAAATTATACAATGTGAATCCGGCGCACGGACAGAAGACATTGACTTTAAAGGTAGCTTCTACGGTAAAAGAAAAAAGAAAAAAGAAGAATGACAAATAACATTAAACGTGTTAAACTAAGTGACATGTTAGATGATGACAGTGACATCATGAACGAACTAGTAGATAAATTTATAGATCAATACGGAGATGAACTTGAAAGAATTATGGGTAGAGAAGTACCGTCCAAAGACGGTTGACGGATATGTGTTTCGCGATGAAGCACAGCGTAAACAAGTAGCAACCTGGATTGCAGACAAAAGTATTCCGCATTTATTGTTTAGTGGCGCTGCTGGCATTGGTAAGACAACGTTAGCTAAACTATTATTTAATGAACTAGATCTTAATCCGTTAGATATTTTAGAAATTAACGCATCACGCACAAACAGTGTAGAAGACGTTCGTAATAAAATTGTTAATTTTGTACAAATGATTCCGTTTGGTGACTTTAAAGTTGTGCTACTTGACGAGGCTGATTACTTGTCGCCTAACGCACAAGCAGCACTACGTGGTGTGATGGAAGAATATCACACAACAGCAAGATTTGTTTTGACATGTAATTATGAGAACAGAATTATTCCTGCTATTCATAGTCGTTGTCAAGGCTTTCATATTGCTAAGGTTGATCAGACAGAGTTTACGGCACGCCTTGCAACTATTCTTATTACAGAAGGCATTACTCCGGACTTAGACACACTTGACACTTATGTTAAAGCTACATATCCAGACTTACGCAAATGTATTAATACAGTACAAATGAATGTTGTCGACGGAGAATTAGTTAGACCTAACGAAGGCGACACTGGTTCAGCTGACTGGAAGCTTGAGATGGTTGAACTGTTTAAAGCAGGTAAAATCCAAGAAGCACGTAAACTATTGTGTGGTGCAGTTCGTCCGGAGGAAATGGAAGAGATATACCGTTGGTTATACGATAACATTGAGCTGTTCGGAAGTGACGAGCAACAAGACACCGCAGTGCTAACTATTAAACAAGGATTAGTAGATCATACATTGGTTGCAGATCCGGAGATTAACTTAGCAGCAACGCTAATTAGACTTGCGAGAATTTAAATGACATACTTAGTATTAGATAACTGTGTTAAATGCAAACATATGGACTGTGTAGAAGTTTGTCCAGTAGACTGTTTTTACGAAGGTGAAAACATGCTTGTAATTAATCCAGACGAATGTATTGACTGTGGAGTGTGCGAGCCTGAATGCCCAGTTGATGCAATTGTTCCAGACAACTCGTTTAACGATCCAAGTGAAGCTATTCGATGGGAAGAAATTAACAGACAGTATAGTTTAATATGGCCTGTTATTACAACAGCACGTCCAGATGATGTGCCTAAAGATGCAGCGGAATGGAATGGTGTTCCTAATAAGTTTGAAGACCATTTTGACCCAGCACCAGGAAAGGGAGACTAATGTTTAGTAAACAATGTAAACTACATCTCAAAAATACAAATATGACGGCTATGCAACACATGGTGCATGCTCTTAAAATTGCATTGAAATTACAACTGCTAGTACCAGCAATTATTATACACAGTGTTGCTCCTAGAGTATTTACTACTATAGCAAGCGATACTATGAAAAGGATATTAGATGACAATCAAAGCAATTCTAGCATGTGACGACTACGGCGGCGTAAGTAAAAACGGTACACTACCTTGGCCAAACAACAGCACAGATCTTAAATGGTTTAAAGACAATACAGTTGGTGATGTTGTTGTAATGGGATCAACAACATGGGTAGATCCGCACATGCCTCGGCCTTTACCTAAGCGTAAAAATGTAGTAGTAACTACTCGCGTAACACAGCTACCAGGTGCACACTATTATATATCAGGTGACTTAGTTGAACAAATTCATAATGTTCAAGAAATATGTCCTGATCAAACTATTTGGATAATTGGTGGTCCTAATATTATTGAACAAACACTAGGAGTGATCGAAGAGTTTTATCTAAGTCGTATTCCAGGGGCATACGCTTGTGATACATTCCTTCCATTGAAGAAGATTGAAAGTTTGTTTTATCGTAGCTGGATAGAAGAGGAAGATGACGTAACATTTGAAATTTGGAAAAAGCGGGGAACTAAATGAAGCAGTATTTAGATGCCCTAGAGCATATATTAGAGAACGGTGAAGACGTAAGTGATCGCACAGGTGTAGGCACACGTAGCGTGTTTGGGTATCAAATGCGCTTTAATTTGCGTGATAGTTTTCCCGCAGTAACTACTAAGCGGCTTGCCTGGAAAAGTGTTGTAAGCGAACTACTGTGGTTCTTAGAAGGTAGTACAGACGAGCGCAGGCTTGCTGAAATACTATTTGAAAAGGATCGCAACGAGCTTACAGATAAGAATACTATTTGGACTGCTAATGCCGATGTACAAGGTAAAGCATTAGGTTATCGAAATGACGACGAGCATAAGTTCCTAGGCCCGGTCTACGGATCGCAGTGGCGTAACTTTGGATCGTTTGATCAGATTGAAACTATTATCGATCAGCTTAAAAATGATCCAGACAGTAGACGTATTATTCTTAACGCCTGGAATGTTCCTGAGATTCCAGATATGGCACTACCGCCGTGTCATACTATGAGTCAATTTAAAGTTATTAATGGCAAACTAAG